CCTAACTCATACTTATAAGGTTCTCCCATGGTAAAAGATGGAGCTGCATCTTCTATAATTGCTACCTTATATTTCGCACACGTATCTGTTAACTGCGATACATCAACTAGTGTACCGAAGTTATGAACTACTAGTATAGCAGAAGGTTGATATCTATGAATTAAGTCTATTGCTTGATTAATATCTAAGTTACCTGTCTCATCAATGTCACAATAGATAATTTTCATCCCCATCAGTTTAGGCGCATTTGCAATAGCTCTCCAACCATAAGCAGGTATTATAACTGTATCTCCACGTTTACAAAAAGCGTGAAAAGCAATTTGAAGTGCGTCGGTACAACAATTAGTAAATTGCCAATACTTAATTGGGTTATAGGTTTTGATTTTAGCTTCTAAAGATTTATGAGCAGGAGAAGGATCACGTCCATCTTCTGATTGAAAGGGGTAGTCCATTGATTCAGAGATAGCGCGAAGATAGTCTACTCTATGAGCGTCTATTCTTAGTTTGTGGGGAATGCAAGAAATTGCTTTAGGCATTAAATAACACGGGCGGCTATCCAATTTGCAGCTTCAGAATGACTGAGCTTTGAGTGTCTAGCTTGCATACGTGCTTCGTCTTTAAAAATCATGATACAAGGAACTCTGTTTTTATCTGAAAACTTAGCAAGACGAGAATCTGTGTGATCAACTACTTCTACAGCTAGATCTGGAAGTAAATTATTAATTGCTTGTTTCTGTTCTGTCATGTATTGTTGATTTATAGAATCACTAAATAAAACTACTTTATAGGTTGGCATTAAAATTTTCCTTAAGCTCTTGCAGATCTTCCGAGAGTTGTTTTATCTCGTTTCTTAAATCTGTGATTTCTGAATGCAAGTAGTTAATGTCACCACCTAGATCGTTGGCGACTTCACGAATCATACTTTGCATCTCTTTCGCTTCCATGCGAACATACTTTTCAGTTGCATACATGTATATATTTTACTATAATCTATAAACAAGTCAAGTAATAAGTTGAGGAGTGTGTATGTACTATATAATTGACGTATTAAAAGCTTTACCTGATAACTTTATCCCAATTTGGTATAATCGTATGTATAGAGGTAATGCCGTACAAAGAATACTTTCAGCTCATCTAGAGTGTGCTTGGGAGAAGGCGTGGTGTGCTTCCCCTGATCCTTCAAACACCTCTCCTCTTGATTTTCCAGAAACTCATTCGGCTTACTTAGGCAGTGAAGAAAACATAGAAAAGTTAGGAGAAATGGAATCTCATGCTTGGGCTCATACAGGGTTTGGTCTTCACGACTTAGAGCGAAATACTATTTTAAAGTTTAGGCAAGCTGCTAAACAACACGTAAACAAACTTGTATTTTTTTCACAACATCCAACAGGTGTGTGGTCTAATAACAAATTAAAACGTGCTGATTTGTCTCTAATCAGTATAAAAAAACAAAATATCTTTTTATACTCATCTAAACCTTTTACTAGACCTTTTAAGGATGACAGAGTGCCAAATGCTGTACCGATTGATAAAGATAATGTTTTTAATATTGATATCGCTAAACTATTTAGTGAGGACTATACAACTTTTTTACAAGAATACAATCAAATTATAGAATACTTTTATTTAACTCCAAAAACAAATGCAATTCGTGCTTTTATTCTACGATATCTAGAAAGAGAAAAACACGTTTCACTTGCTAAAAGCTGATTTTTTCAGTATTATATATTATAAATTAATAAGGAACAACGAATGCATAAACGTCCCTCCCTTCAAGAAGCAAAAACTATCCTCTCACAACACTCTCCCGATACGATGAACGAATACGAAGATCTTAGGCTCTCTCATGGAGATTTCTTTGCTGCTCGTTTTATTGTTGATATTGTCGATCATTTTAATCATTTACAGGAAAAAGTAGCTAATGGCTAAAGCAAAACCTCTATTCAATACAGGCGGATACTCTGACTGGACTATTCGTAGAACTCTTCGTGAGGCGGAAAATGCAGCACGTTGGTCTCCTTGGTGTGCGGTAAAATGGATGGAAGAGGCTAGAAATCGCATCTCTATTTCAGACCCCTTCTTTGATGAGTATGATAAATCAGCCAACAAGATCAACGCACTTTGGCGCTCTTACACGAAATACATCTGGTACGATGCAAAATCGTTTTGGAGACAAGGAAATATTTCTCACGCTCCTCAACAGATTCCACTCCTTTCCGATTCTGTTTATGATATAGAAATTGAAGACATATCTGACGTACTTAAGAATGTTTAAAAACTTAGTTGAGAAATTTATTCCCAAAAACGGTAGAATGGTAGTTTATCAAGCAGGTCATCGAGGAATGGCGTGTATTAGAATACTAGCATCTCATAAGGAAGTGTTTTATGATAAGTTTTTGTGTTACAGGGCAATTGAAGACCCTCTAGGATTTTCAAACTCAATTGATAACTCGTATGACAACAATAATTACGACAGCTATGATAAAGTAGATTTAAGTTTATTTTGGGCTGATACTGATAAGACATCGGTTATCAATCAGTTTCAGTATATTCTAAAAACCGCAAAAATGGCTGAAGAAAAACTATTTTTTATTGCTTCTCATAAATCTGTTGCTTATAACATTCCTTATGTTCATGTGTATAGTAGTAATTCTGATTGGGTAAAAGAAAGAATAAATCAAGAAAAAAAGTATAACACTTCTTGGACTACCCATTTTGCAACTCCTAAGTTAGATAAACAGCACTTCACAAACCCAAATTGTTTTTGCATAGACGCTTTTAAACTGTTATCATTAGACAATCAACTATTTGAAGAAGAGTATGATCGAATTTTAGACTATTTTAACTTTCAATCAAATCGTGACCGAGTTCGTCAGTTTGTTTTGACGTATCGTAATCGGGAAAAGCAGTTAAGAGAATGGCAAAGAACCAATTCTTTTCCTACTCCTTCACAGCTTTAAAAATTTTAATCTTGCCATTCGGCACAAACTTTGCTATTAATAAGAGGTAATAAAATGTTTTTTAAACTGACATCGCGTAATGCATATCGTGATCTAGTACGGAACGCACGTCGCATTTGCGTTGCTGATATGAGTGAAACAGAGAAAAGCGAAGCTTTTCAAGAGCTGTATAACATGCTCCAACAGAAGTTGGATGAAACTACTAGGTCACTCAATATTCAGCCAGCTTATGCACGGCGTTGTGATCATTGGAACCAACGTGATTTAGCTGTGATGAAGCCTGTCAAAACTGAACGTAATCCTTGGCTACGCTTCAAACGCGAGTTTGTTAACGCTATGAGCCAGCCTAAAGAAGTTCACGCGAAGCGTGTGTCTACCGCTCTAGCGTGGTTCTATGTGGAACCCTATCGTGATGATTGGATTACATGAGCATTGTTACGCTTGAAGAAAAGTTTTTAGCAGCTTGTGCCACTCCTTCGCCAGAGGCGAACAGGTTGGCACAGCTTTTAAAAACGTACAAGACTACTACAACTAGTTTTTCTAATTTAAGATTTTGTGAGGCTAAATCACTTCTTTTGTCAGATTTATATGTTGGGACAGAATACCCTGAACAAAGACCAATTGACTTGGGTATAGTTTATGAAATCTTAGAAAAGTTTAATGTTTATAACGTGTGTCCTATTTTAGTTCACAAAAAAAATGATAAACTACTTATATGGGATGGTCAACATACAGCTGTTGCTCTTCTTATTCTTGCTAAGTTTATCTTCAAAGAAGATTTAAATACTTGTTTTGTGCCAAGTGCTATTTATGACTTTAAAGGCACTAACTTTAAACGGGCTGGGTATAGGTGTGTTACATGAAACAACAAGATGCTAATGATTTAGTTTGGAAGATTCTGTCTGGTATGCCAGTAGAAGTCTTTGATGACGATTCAGGCGAAGTATGGGCAAATGTTATGTTTGAGCTGGTTCGCCCCAGACTTGAGGGTGATTTTAAAGGTTCAAGAGAAATTGGTTCTGCTAATCTTGTCACTGCTCTTAATCTAATTCATCAAAAATTACTTATACAAAGTACATCACAATCCTCAGACTTATCTATGAAAATGTTTAACGAAGCTATGTCTAATCTTCAAGAACAACGCCTAGTTCGCCGAAAACCAGATAAGATGAGAGAATCTTTCAAAGTTTATACTTCCAACACAACAACCTAAAGTAAAATATGAAATATAGAATCACAACACACTACAATCCTGGCATACTAGACAATGCTGGTAAAGCAGTGACAAACAGTTTACAAACACTAGGATTCAGCGAAGTTAAGAATGTAAAAATAGGTGAGATATATGAAGTTGAGTGCCCATCTAAAGACATTGAGAACATAGCAAAAAGTCTGACTAACGAAGTTATGAAGTTTTACACTATAACAGAACTAACATAGAGGAAAATATGGAATACGCACTTAAATCTGAAGTAAAAAAAGAAATCAGCCGCATTGTTGATTTGATGGTTCAAATGGACTCAATTCGTGAATCAATTGCTGAACTTAAAAAAGATATTAAAACAGAATACGCAATCCCTGTCGCTACTATCACTAAAGTAGCTACTATTATTCGTAAACAAAATCTTGACGAAGAAGAACAAAAGTGGGACGAAATCAAGGAGTGGGTTGATATCTGTTCCTGATTATATTCATCCGGATTGGCAAGATTGTATTTTTGTAAGTACTAACAATCTTGTAAAGAAAAAAGTTAAGCCTCTATTGAAACATATAGAGGCTAATTCTTTCTCTGATCCTAATCATCAAGATAGAGTTATTTGCGATCTTAACGGAAAAAGAGTAGTTCTGTTAGAACAAGGTGATGTTTATGACTGGCATTCAGATTCTTTTTCTTTTAGTAATAGAACCTTAAGTAATCCGCGTCCGGGTCGTTATTGGACTCGTATTATTTATTTAACAGAAGGTAAGCCTCTTGAAATCGGAAACTGGAACTCTTTAGGAGTTTTAGGGGCTGACTTTGATTATCCAGAACCTTCGAATATTATAGCAAGAATCTATCCAAGTCCTGGAAAAACAATAACTTTTCCTTGTTTTATGGTTCATAGAATACAGCCCACCGTTGATAACGACCGATGGACTTTTGTTGACTTTGTTTCAGTAATGAAGTATAATACAATTAATTCGTCAGAATATATAACTCTAGCCAAAAGGTATTTTAATGAAGATTTTAGGAGTGAGCTCTTATCATCACGATAGCGCAGCAGCATCTTTAAACAATGGACTGATTCAAGGCGCTTCACAAGAAGAGCGTTTTACTCGTAAAAAGTTTGATAAATCTTTCCCAAAAAATACTATTCGTTGGTTACGTGATCAATATGATGATTGGGAATTTGCAGCTTTTTATGAAGAAACTACATATAATCAATTTAAAACAGATATTAAACAGTTAACTGGAGCTCGTCCTGTATTAGTAGACCACCATGAAGCTCATGCTATGAGTTCTATTCTAACTACTGATTGGACAGAGTGTGCTATTATGGTTGTAGATACAGTAGGCAATCGTTATTCAACTTCTTTAGGAGTATATAAAGATGGTCAAATTGAATGGCTCAAAAGATTTCGTTATCCTAACTCTATTGGTTTATTTTATTCTAGTGCTACTCGTTTGTTGGGATTTGTACCTTTAAGCGACGAATGCAAAGTGATGAGTGCTGCTGCTTATGGAACACCTAAATGGGCATCTTGGATAAATCAAAAAGTTGTAGATTATAACGCAGACGGTGACTATACTTTTTTACATAACCTAGAGCGTGGAGTAGGCACAGGTACTCTAGATTGGGATATCGCAGCTTCTGTTCAACAAGTTACTCAAAATATACTACTTTCTCTTACAACATGGCTTCAAAAAGAAACGGGACTAACTAATCTAGCGTATGCTGGGGGCGTTGCGTTGAATTGTGTTGCTAATACTTATCTTTTAAAAAATTCTGGCTTCAAGCAAATTGCTATTCAACCAGCAGCTGGTGACGCTGGCTGTGCGCTAGGAGCTGCTGGTTTAATTACCCGCCCACTATGGGAAAATGCTTATTTAGGTGTTTCAGCAAATAATAATATTTCAGCCGATGAATGTGCTGATCGAATTATCAAAGGTGAGATTGTTCCTGTTATACAAGGACGTGCAGAGTTTGGGCCACGAGCTCTTGGAAATAGATCTTTGCTATGTGCTCCTACTGATGATAACATTAAAAAACTAAATAGTATAAAAATGAGAGATACTGATTCTTGGAGACCTTATGCGCCTGTTTGTCAGATTGAAGAAGCTGATAACTATTTTAAAGTTTATCAACATTCTAAAGAAATGTTATTTGTTGCTGACATACTTGAAGGTAACTTTAAAACTCATGATAATACTGCCCGTCTTCAAACTGTTACTGGCTCTTCTAATGCGTATCTTTGGAAAGTATTAGAAAAAACTAGACAATATGGGTATCCCATTTTAATTAATACTAGCTTAAATGCGAAAGGAAAACCCATTGTCAACACCGTGGACGATTTTAAAAGGGAAGTACAACTATACGACTGAGGTAGATACTGATACACTACCCACAGGACGTACTTATCACACACCTGACGGATCATATCCGTCAATTACTACTATACTTGGAAAAACTTCAGATAATACTTGGTTGCAAAAATGGATAGAGAGAGTAGGAGAGGAAGAAGCTCGACGAGTTTCCAAAGAAGCTACAGATCGAGGCACTTTAGTTCACGAATATGCAGAAAAGCATTTCAACGGGGAAGACGTATGGCAAGAATTAAGTCAAGAGAGATTAGACGTCAGACAGATGAGTCGTGATTTAATTAGAGCGACTGAGAGAGGAATTGAAGAGATCTGGGGACAAGAACAAGTACTTTGGTCTAATAAGTATTGTTATGCTGGGCGTTGTGATATGGTAGGCATTTGGAAAGGCAAACCTACGATTATTGACTTTAAAACATCTAAAAAGAAAAAGTCTACTAAACAAATTACAGATTACTATATTCAAGGTTGTGCTTACGCTGTAGCACACAATGAGATGTACGGAACAGGAATAAGAAACATAGCAATTGTTATGACCATTGATGGTGCAGATCCTATTATTTTTGAACAAGATGCTGTACCCTTTTTACCACTATTAAAAAATAGGAGACTACAATATGATAAGCTGGCTACTCAATAAATATGAAGAGTGGAAGTTCGAGAAAGAATTTCAGAATAAGAAAAAACAATTAATGGAACTTGATCCTTATATTTATGATATCCCAAGTGAGACTAAGGATCATCCAGGATCTGAACCTACTCGTTATAAAACTTGGGAAAATAAAGGCAAAGATATTGATTTCTAGCACAAGAAGAATACGAAAGCCGTTAAAGGATTTTTTTGATAAACAGCCTTTGACAGATGCTGAAAAGGACTTTATACTTGGGTGTATGTTAGCACAGAATAAATACCCACAACTAACCCACAGGCAGTGGAAGATTGTAAATGATATAAAGGATAGATACGATGGCAAAATACCCAGGAGTGAAGAGATTACCTAGTGGTAAAATTGATTACAGAGGAACAAAATTTGATGGATTCAATAAACCAAGAAGATCAAACCGAGAAGGCAAGAAGGGCATGGTACTCGCCAAAGACGGTGACAAGGTGCGACTTATACACTTTGGAGACTCTTCTATGGGCCACAACTATTCTCCAGAGGCACGTAGATCATTTAAAGCAAGGCACGGTCGCAACATCGCCAAAGGAAAAATGTCAGCGGCTTACTGGGCTGATAAAGTCTATTGGGCCGGACCTTCAGGATCTAAAAAGTCGCCTCCAAAAAGTCAGAAATATAGGAAAGGATAGTTAATGCCACCACGTAATCACTCAAACTGGACTAAAACTCCAAAAGTAGAATATATTAGTAGTGAGTGTTATAACAATCATGAAACCTACTTACGTGAACAGGAAGAAATATTTTCAAAGGTGTGGGTTCCTATGTGTCACATTTCAGAGATGTACCAGCAAGGTGACTTCCGTACAACTCAAATTGCGGGACAACGTGTAGTTGCTTGGAATACAGGCAAAGGTGTTAAAGCATATCTTGGAGAAAACATCCATAGAGTAGCAGGCAATATGAGCAGCAACGAAGCTGCTGGTAAAGAACTATACTGTGAAGTTTATCATGGTGGTATGGTGTGGGTAACACTAGATCCTAGTCCAGACTGTAGCGTAGATCAGTGGACAGCAGGAGCATTTGATTGTATTGCAGATGCTATTGACACAGAAGAAATGGAAGTGTTTCATTATCACAAAGCGGTAATAGATACCAACTACAAACTATGGCATGATACCAACAGTGAATTCTATCATGACTTTATGCACTATTTTAATCGTGTATCAGGGTTTAATGATGAGTATTTCGCTAGAAAGAACATTCCTTTTGAAAATGGGCATGTTAATGTTAGCAGCTTTACTGTTAACTATGAAGAGTATGACGGGTTTGAAGATAGAGGAGATCTTAGTTTTCCTAATCTTCCACCAAATCAATGGTATATGGTTGATTTATTCCCTGGATTTAACTTCAACTTACGTGGTTCCGCATATCGTTCAGACTCGGTAACACCTCTTGGGCCAAATAAAGTACTTATTGAGTTTAGAGGCTACGGTCTTAAGAAAGATACGCCAGAAGAAAGACAAACAAGAATAAAACACCATAATTCTATTTGGGGTCCATTCGGTCGCAATCTACATGAAGATCTTATCGGCGTTGCGGGTCAAGGTACGACCATGAGAGAAGGTACCGAATCGAGAAACATTTTACACGGTAGACATGAAAATTCTACAATTCATGATGAAGTTGGAATGAGACACTATTACGAAGCATGGGGAAATATGTTGGGCGTAAGTCCAATGAATCCTTTATCAACGATTAAAGAAGTTAGTGTAGCAGCATGAGACGAGTAGTTAAATATTCTTCAGATGACTACATTAATGCTAGAATTGCACAGCTTGTAGAAGACCGTGAAAGGGCGCACAATCAACACGATAAAATGTGGTATACCAGAATAATTCAAGAACTTTCTTGGGTTTTAGATAATAAGAATAATTGTTCAATTTCAGACTTAGGGATTACAGAAGAATGGGTGTAGACAAAAAAACTTGTAAAAGTTGCGGTCACTCCTGCCATTGCTACGGACCAGAGTGTAAAGATTGTTCCTGTGACGTGTGTGATTGTGGTAAAATTGTAGATTCAATGGAACATGTTCCGTCATCCTTCACTAACCCAAACACATAGGTAGGCAATGCCCACAAATAAAACAATTAAATTCCATTTAATACATGATTTTCCTGATCAAATTGTATTACCCCCCGTACCTTCCAAAAAGGTAGTTCCAACGTGGTTTAAAAATATCACCCCAAAAGTCGAAGATGATAGGTTAGGCACGATATCTTCTGTAAAGCGCTGTATGCCTTTTTTAGATGCTATGACTGCTGGTTATACCATGCTTGCTCATATGGATATTATAATTCAACTCACTCCTGACGGCACTATTCACCTTCCTTTTATTGATGATCATCATCAAATGTTGATTGAAAAATGGAAACCAATCGAGTCTCACCCCTCATCTCAAGTAAAAGGTTCAGCTTTTGAGAATATGACTATTCTTAAATATATGAACCCTTGGATCATTGAGACACCAAAAGACTACTCTGTCCTATATCTCCCTTGTTTAAATCGTTTAGAATCTCCTATTATTCCTCTTACAGGATTAGTAGATTCTGATGTGTACAACAATGTTGTAAATATTCCTTTTTTACATACCGATTTAGAGCTAGGAGGTAAACCTGTTATTATTCCTGCAGGTACACCAATCTGTCAGGTTATTCCTATAAAAAGAGATAACTGGACACAAAAAGTTACTGTGCTTGACAAACAGGAACTTAAAAAAACAGAACGTCAGAGAAAAGTAATGGACGAGGATCGTTTAGACTACTATATGCGTAAACTTCACGAGAAAAAAGGATATGACTGATCTTGTACATAAGCACTTACTTGTGAGGGCTGAGGTTTTAAACCCTCCTACTAGTGCTTCTTGGTGTTCTATGTGGCTTACTTCTTTAGTTTCTAAAATAGATATGAAGCTTTTAAAAGGACCAATTGTTGCTTATTCTGATAAGGTTGGTAATAGAGGCTTAACAGGTATAGTTATTATTGAAACCAGTCATATAGCGTTTCATAGTTGGGACGAGGCTATTCCTGCAGTAATACAACTTGATATTTATAGTTGTAAAGATTTTGAACCAGAACATATATTCAAAGAATTAGAAGTTTTTAACCTAGAAAAGTTAGAGTATAAGTTCTTAGATAGAAAAAACAATTTTAAAACAATAGAAAGGAACACATATGAATATTGAAAAATTAAGAGAGGAAATTGCGGCTGATGAAGGTGAAGTACATGAAATATATCTCGATCATCTCGGCCTGCCTACTTTTGGTATTGGTCATTTGGTCAGGGACGACGATCCGGAAAGCGGGTTACCCGTCGGAACGCCAGTCGATAACGATAGAGTCGTTGAAGCCTTCGAATCAGATATCGAAACAGTCTTGTCAGATTGCAACAAGCTATACCCAGACTTTAACGATTTGCCAGAAGAAGCTCAACGGGTCATAGCTAATATGATGTTTAATATGGGGCGTCCACGCCTATCTAAATTCAAAGGTATGAAGTCAGGTGTTGATGCACGTGATTGGAATCGTGCCGCTGATGAAATGGTCGATTCTCGTTGGTATCGACAAGTAACTAATCGTGCTGACCGCCTTGTAACGCGGGTCAGAGCACTAGCTTAATAAAGGAAATAAAATGCGTTATTTTGAAAAACTATTTCATACTGTTGTTCTCAGTATGTTTCTTGGACTTATGTCCTCACTCGCTTTTGCAGCTGACCCTGTAAAAGTAGGTTTTATATACGTCGGGCCTATCGGTGACCATGGCTGGACATATCGTCATGACATTGGTCGTCAACAAGTAGAAGCGGCATACGGCGACAAAGTTGAAACAACTTTTGTTGAAAGTGTACCAGAAGGCCCTGATGCTGAACGTGTAATGCGTCAAATGGCAAAAGGTGGAGCAGACATTATCTTTGCAACAAGTTTTGGCTATATGCAGTCAATGGCAAAGGTTGCTAAAGAGTTTCCAGATGTAGCATTTGAACACGCAACTGGCTACAAGCAAAGTGAAAACATGGCAACATATGGTCTACGTCTGTATCAAGCAAGACATGTACAAGGTATTATTGCAGGCATGATGACAAAGACAAACAAAATTTGTTACGTTGCTGCTTTCCCAATCCCAGAAGTTATTCGTGAGATTAACACCTACTACCTGGGTGCAAAGAAAATGAACCCAGATGTAGAGATCATGATTACTTGGGCAAACACTTGGTATGACCCAGGCAAAGAAAGTCAGGCTGCTAAAGTTATGATGGCTGAAGGTTGTGACATGGTTGCACAGCACACTGATAGTCCTGCTCCATTGCAGGCTGCACAATCAGAAGGTAAGTTGGGCTTTGGTCAAGCAAGTGATCAGATCAAGTTTGCTCCTAAAGCACAGTTGACTGCAACTATTGACAACTGGGGTCCTTACTATGTAAAGCGTGTTGGCGAAAAGATGAATGGCACTTGGAAAACAGGTGACTACTTTGGGCATATGGATGACGGTAGCGTACAAATGGCACCGTTTACTAACATGCCAGCAGATGTTGCTGCTAAAGCAAATGAAATCAAAGATGCTATCGAAGCAGGCAAGTACTTTGCATTTACTGGTCCTATCAAAGACAATACTGGTAAGCTCCAACTTAAAGATGGAGAAGTAGCTGACGATGCACACCTTAACAGTATGATGTATTATGTTGAGGGTATTGACGCTAAAGTACCAGGAAACTAAATCATGATTCCAGTTATTGATTTCCAATCAAAAACAGTACTGGAAGAGACACGTGAAGCCTACACAACTGTAGGCTTTGCTGTTTTTACCAATACTTTAAATAACACTGATTCTACAAGCATGACTGAGTGGTTTGAAGTGATCAAAACATTCTTTGATTTACCTCTGGAAACTAAAAAGAAGTATGCCTATCAACCTGAACTTAATCAAGGGTATTCTGTAATTGGTGAGGAACGAGTTGATCTTGATGCTCCAGAAGATATCAATGAAACTTTTAACTATAATCCTGATAGAATGACGGAGGATCTCTGGCCTACTGAGATTGCTAACTTTAAAGACTTAGCTCTTAATACCATTAGACTTAACAATGAATTAACTAATAGAATACTACACAACTTTGATTGTATACTAGGCACAGGAGATCTTTTAGTAGATGCTCACAAACAACCTCACAATAATACTCGTATTATTCATTATCCCGCCTATGACGGTCCGATTAAAGAAAACCAAAAACGAATTGGTGAACACACAGACTATGGAACTTTGACTTTACTTTGGCAGATTAATGATGTGCCAGGTCTTCAAGTTAAAGATCTAAAAGGTGACTGGCATCCAGTTCCTTACAAAGAGGGTGGAGTAATAGTTAACATTGGTGATCTATTACAGCGTTGGACAAATGACTACTTTGTTTCAACTTATCATCGTGTTGTTAACTCACATATACACCTTCCACGCTATTCGATGCCACATTTTGTCGATCCGACTCCTGGGACTATTGTTAAAAATTTAACTAACGCCCCTTCGAAATATGAGCCAATCGAATCGCTTGCTTACTTAAAATG